GTGTAAGTCCATCCTGTTGTAGCATCTCCAGAAAAAACTAATGAAAAAGCTGCACCTTGAGTATTAACTACAAGATCCGATGCTGCATTAGCTATATTAGAAGAATTTCTACCAACAGTCAATGCGTTAGTATTGAAATCATAACCTTGATCTGCAAAATGTACTTCATCTCCTGTAGCAGGTGAGGCTGGAAGAGTTATTGTAACTGCTCCACCATTTGTATTTACTAAAAGTTTAGCACCAGCTTGAACTGTTTCTGCTGCTGATACTGCTCTCCAGTTTCTTTGTTCATGAAGTTTTACAACATTAGTTCCATCAGAATATAATGTGTAATTATTTCCTTCACATAAAAGAACACCTGTTCCAGATGCAGTTTTAAAAGTTAAAGTATTTCCGGCATGATTACATGCATCTTCAACTAAATAAGTTTTTTCAAGTGAGTTTGGAATACTTACTGTTAAGTTAGAAGCTAAAGTCCCTGTTAATTTAATAACTTCATTTTTACCATTTGATAAAGCACCATTAGTAAAAGTTAAAGATCTAGCAGCGTTAGTTATATTGAAAGTAGTAAAACCACCAATCGCTTGTTCTAAAATTAAAAGGTTAGTATTAGTTATTTGTCCCCAAGTTCCTGAGTTTTCTCCAGTTGCTTGTACTGTAAGTTTTAAATTTGCTGATGTTGAATTCGCCATATTAAATTCCTTATATCGTTTATTTTA